AACTAAAATTGATTCATTGAAGGTACGCAGTCAATGATCAAAGCTTGTATTGAATGTGGAAATGATTTTGAGTTTAAGACTCACAATCAAAAGTATTGTTCTCAAACATGCTGCAGAATTTCTACAAACAAAAGAATTATGGAAAAGTATTATGCAAAAAAGGAAAGACTTGCAGGTAAGCAAAGACTTTGTTCCTGTGGATCAACACTAAGTATGCATAACCCAGATTCTATGTGTGTCCTTTGTCAAAATAAAAAGAAACAAGAAAGAGCAAATACTGCAAAGGAGGCAATAAAAAGTGCAATTATCAAAGCTACTAAAACAAAAAGCAGATAGAGTACTTGGAATAGATGCCTCAACTGCTTCTGTTGCATTCTGTTTGTTTGAAAACGGAGTACCAACTAAGATGGGTAAGCTCCCAATAGTTGGAACAGATATCTATGAAAAGATTAAGGATGCTAATAACAAGTCAAAGGCAATACACAAACTTTGTAATCCTGAATATGTCGCTGTTGAATCTGCTATAATGGTCAGATCTGCAGATGCAGGTCTAAAGATTGCTATGATTGTGGGTGCTATTTTGTCTGTAATTTTAAAGCCACAGACTAAGGTGGTTACAGTTGCACCCATTTCCTGGCAGTCCCATATTGGTAACAAGAACTTTACTAATGCTGAAAAGATGCAGGTACAGAAAGATTTTCCTGGAAAGTCAGCATCTTGGTATAAGAACAAGATCAGAGAAATAAGAAAACAAAGAACAATGGATTTCTTCAATGATAAGTTTGGTACATCAATCTCAGACAATGATGTGGGAGATGCTACAGGAATAGCCTATTATGCATATAAAACGCTTACGGAGCGTCTGTGAAGCTTTATAAGTCAAAATCATGGCTTACCAAGAGGTATGTTATAGATAAAAAAACAGTAGAAGAGATTGCAAAGGAATGTGAAACTAGTCACCAGACAATATACAGACATCTGGTAGAATATGGTTTAATCAAAAATCAAAGAACATGGAAAAAGAGATGAAGTTAAATTTAACAGGAGTAAACCTTCATAAGGGTTTTAAAAAGCAGGATATGGGATATCCAACTGCTGCTGCTAATATGGCTCAAGGTTTTGTTGATAATGGATTTAAGATGTCTAATTTTGACTTAAATTCTAAAATCAATCTTTCATTTGCTACGCCAAACCAGCACATTATGTTTTCTGGAGCGTATAATATTTTATACTCTTCTCATGAAACAACAGAGATATCAGACTACTGGGCTGAATGCTTAAATAAGGGTGACGAGGTTTGGGCAGCATCAACATGGACTGCAAATGTATTTAGAAAAAAAATTGATAAACCAATCAATGTTTATCCACATGGTGTGTCTGGAAAATTTGTTCCAGCAAAAAGAAAGCTAAGGGAAGATAAGTTTTTCTTTTTACATACTGGAGAACCTTATGTTCGTAAAGGTGGACAGGTAGCAGTTGAAGCTTTCCTAGAAGAGTTTGCAGATAATGAAGATGTAATAATGATTATTAAAGCCTATGATCATGGTCATACAATACTTGTTGATGATGGAACGGGTAAAAAGGTTGCACCAGAAGTAGCGTATAAGAATGTTAAAACAATTAAACAGTCTTTAGGATTTAATGATTACCTTAAAGTTTTACATAACACACACTGCCTTGTTTATCCTTCATGGGGTGAGGGGTTTGGAATGATGCCACTAGAAGCAATGGCAACAGGGCTACCAACTATTACAACTTGGGAATGGGCAGAATATAAAGACCTAATTGATCACAAGATTGAAAGTCAGTTATCTGATGTACCAGATGGCTTACCAGAGTATCTTACGGATACCTATCTAGGAAAAATTTATCTTCCAGATGTTAACTCTATAAGATATAATATGAAACAGGTTTATGAAAACAGGGAAGAAGAGTTTAAGAAATCTTTTGATAAGTCTATTCAAGTACATAAAGAATGGAACTGGGAAGATATTACTGCTAAACATGCAGTACCAAGAATTAAAGAAATATATGGAGAGTTAAATGTTTGAGTATAAAGATAAAGAAAAGTTTCACATTGAGGTAGATCAAGTAAATCACCCTGAGCACTACACTTCTGACCCCTCTGGTGTAGAATGTATTCAGATTACAAGACACAGAAACTTTAATGTCGGAAATGCCTTTAAGTACCTATGGAGAGCTGGCATTAAAGATGATAGAAAACAAATAGAAGACTTGCAAAAAGCAATATTCTATATCAATGATGAAATTAATAGACTAGAAGGAAAATACAATGCCAACTTATGAATATACCTGTGTTGAGTGTGACAACACTATTACAAAGGCAAACGTGAAGGTAGATGATAGAGATCACCAGGTATGCGAAGGATGTGGAAATGTTTTGAAAAGAAGTTGGACGGTTGGACATGTTTCTGTTTGGGCTCCAACATCTGGTGGATATCGTTAATGTCAAAAAGAAAGGTGCAGTTAAGGTACAATCCTAATTGGGATGTTAAGTTTGAATACCAATATGGAAAAGATACCATTGTGCCAGGAACATTAGTTAAAATAAAGAATGTTCGTGGGGAATTTAAATTTGAAAAGTATGTCAAAAATACAGAATCAGGCATGGAATGGATTGATGTTATTGGCAATACTGGATATAGATCCTTTTATTTGCACGACTTTAAGGGTATAATTAAACCTAAGAAGAAAAGGATTAAAAAAGATGTCTGAAATTGAACTAGCTAATCGCTGGGAAAACATTAACAGAGTTGCAGAAGAGTTTTTGAGAGGTAATACAAACCCTACAGTTATTGCTAAAGCAACAGGCTTTAAAAGGGCTGAGGTTATTGAGTACCTTGATGAATGGCGTATGGTTATTCGTAGCGATAGACAGGTTCAAGTTCGTGCTCGTGAAGCACTAGCAGGTGCAGACCAACACTACTCAATGCTTATTAAAGAAGCATGGGAAGTAATTGAAGAAGCCAAAAGACAAGGACAGCTTCCACAACAAACTGCAGCATTAAAACTAGTAGCAGATGTTCAACAAAAGCAAATTGATATGTTACAAAAAGCAGGTATGCTTGATAACAACGAGATGGCAGAAAAGATTGTAGAAACAGAAGAAAAGCAACATGTTCTTGTTGAAATTATTCGTGATGTTGTTTCAGGCTGTGAAAGATGTAAGCCAATTGTGTTTGGAAAACTTAGCAAAGTAACAGGTCAAGCAGAGGAAATTTAATGTTTGAAGATATTATTGATCTTCTTGGTGGTGACGAGTTTGACGAAAAGCCAGTTGAGTTAGAAGAGTTTGTTACATCTGAAGACTTTTTAGGTCTACCACCACTTTCTAAATATCAGTATGATGCTATTAAAGCAATGAGTCAAATTTACAAAAAGCAAACTTTAGTAGGTTTGTACGGAGAAAAAACAGCAGAAGATAGATGGAATCAAACCTGTAATGAAGTAATCTTACAATTAGGCAAAGGATCTGGTAAAGATTACATGTCAACAATTGCTGTGTCCTACATGGTTTATTTATTGTTATGTCTAAAGGATCCTGCAAGATATTTTGGTAAGCCTCCAGGTGACTCTATTGATATTCTTAATATTGCTATTAACTCTGAACAAGCAAAAAATGTTTTCTTTAAGGGATTTAAAACAAGATTAGACAAGTCACCTTGGTTTCAAGGAAGGTACACGCCAACTGCTGGTGCTGTAAGTTTTGATAAGGGTATCACTTGTCATTCAGGTCACTCTGAAAGAGAATCGTTTGAAGGTTACAACGTACTCTGTGTAATTCTTGATGAGATTTCAGGCTTTGCAACAGAATCAACATCTGGTTCCGATCAAGCAAAAACTGCTTCTGCTATTTATGAAATGTATCGTGCATCTGTTGACTCTCGTTTTCCAGATTTTGGAAAGGTAGTCTTGCTTTCTTTTCCTAGATACAAGAATGATTATATCCAAACAAGATACGAGTCTGTTATTGCAGATAAGACTGTTGAAATAAAAGAGCATACGTTTAAGCTTGATGAAACAGTAGAGGACGGTAATACATCAAATGAATTTATTGTTGAATGGGAAGAAGACATAATTAATGCTTACAAGTTCCCAAAGGTATTTGCGTTACGCAGACCAACATGGGAAATTAATCCTACAAGAAGTATAGATGATTTTAAGATTGCATTTTATAAGAATCCAATTGATGCTTTATCTCGTTTTGCTTGTATGCCACCTGATGCTGTTGATGCCTTCTTCCGTTCAAGAGAAAAGATTGAAACTTGTTTTAGTGGAACCAATGGAGTAGATTCAACTGGAAGATTTTTTGAGTCATTCAAGCCACAAGAGGATAAAGAATACTATGTTCACGTTGACCTTGCACAAAAGCATGACCACTGTGCGGTAGCACTTGCACACGTTGATAAATGGGTAACTCTTAGTACCTTTAATGACCATGAAGTAATTAATCCATTTGTGGTTGTAGATGCAGTTAGATGGTGGACTCCAACAGCAGATAAGACAGTAGAGTTTAAAGATGTAAAGAATTATATTCTTGAGTTACGCTCAAGAGGGTTTAGAATTAAGAAGGTAACATTTGATAGATGGAACTCTTTTGATATTATGAATGAGTTAAAGTCCCTTGGTATGAATTCAGAAACATTGTCTGTAGCAAAAAAGCATTATGAAGATATGCAAATGCTTGTAGCAGAAGAAAGAATCTATGGACCAAGAATTGATTTGCTTGTAGATGAGCTATTGCAATTACGAATTATTCGTGATAAAGTAGATCACCCAAGAAAAGGTTCTAAAGATTTAGCAGATGCTGTTTGTGGTGCAATATATAATTCAATCTTAAACACTTCTCGTGGAACTAGAGAAATTGAAGTTCATACATTTAGAGATTCAAGAGACACAAGCCATAGAGAAAAAGTAGATACTTTTTATCAGGAACCAAGTAAAAGCATGAAGGACATGCCAAATGATATATCAGATTTCTTAAGTGGAATTGGTTTTATTTAGTTGTATACTGGTATTATGGAGGTATAATGTTTGACGATTTTGATGAAGAAGATTTTGATGAGGAAGAAATGTTTTCTTACATGATTGAAAATGGCTATGTTGAAATTTCTGGCATAGATCCAAATGGAGAATTTGTTTACAAAATGACTAGAAAAATGGGACAACACTTTCCTGAAATTTTTGAAGAGCATTTAGCCATGACTAACGCCCTAGTTTTTGATGTATGGCAAAAAGGATTACTTGAAGTGGTAATGAACCCCAACGGTACTTGGACTATTAAAGAGAATGAAAAAACAAGAAAATTTGCAGATTACGAGAATGATTTAACTAAAGAAGAATGGCTTTTAATGGCTGAAGTCAACGCTATGATTGACGAAAATAGTATATAATATTACTATGAATGAATTAGAAAATCTACTAACACCTGATGAAAAAGCCCTGCACGATGCACTGGTAGAAATTGCCCAACAATACGGAAAATTTGATGAAGATGGTTCTGGAATTTGGGCAGGTTATGAACCTGCAGAACAGAATGAAGAAAAAGTAATTGGTGTTAAATGCTCTAACTGTGCTTTATATATGGGTGGCGTACAGTGTGAAATCCTTGCATTTGAAGTAGAGCCTGAGGGCAAGTGCAGATTTGCAGTTATTCCAGACGGGTATGTAGATATTTCTGGTCAAATGGATGATGACATGGATGATATGTCTAAAGCAGATATTAGTTTAACACCAACAGATGGTATGAAGTCAGCAGCCAGAAGAGCGTTGGAGTGGAAAAAAGAAGGAAAGCGTGGTGGAACCAGAGTTGGTTTAGCCAGAGCAAATCAAATTGTAAATGGAACAGAGCTATCAGAGTCTACTGTTGCTCGTATGTATTCATTCTTTTCACGTCACGAAGTTGATAAGAAAGCCACGGGATTTAGTTCTGGTGAAGAAGGTTTCCCAAGTCCAGGAAGGGTTGCCTGGGATCTTTGGGGTGGAGATGCAGGATACTCATGGTCAACTGCTAAGTGGAACAGCATTAAAAACAGAAGAGAAAATAAGTCTGATACAATTGTAACCACGGAGGCAGACGCAGTACAAAAAAGAGATTACTCCCCTAAGCAACGCAGAGCAATGGCAGCAAGAGGTCAGGCAATGGCAGATGGATCTTTCCCAATTGCAGATAGAGCAGACCTTGAAAACGCTATACAGGCAGTTGGTCGTGCTTCAAGTTATGAAGCAGCAAAAAGACACATTATTCGCAGAGCTCGTGCATTAGGTCTTACAGAGATGCTCCCAGAAGACTGGAAGAAGTCCATGAGCAAGTCATCAAATTATTCCGATTCAAGATTTATGAAGTACATGTAGTTATGGAATGGAAACTATTTAAAGATAGTTCTGAATACATTACTGCTGAATGGTACGAAGATCGTGATGCAGCACATCACTTAGAGCAACCAGGACATCGTGAAAGACTATTAGCTGCACATCAATTTGTATTAGATGCAATTGAAATGGGAGCAAAAACAGTTGTTGATTTAGGTTGTGGCGATGGTGGTATGCTATCTTTACTTAAAGAAAGCAACATCAAGTCCTGGGGTTATGATTTAGCCCCTAAGAATATTAAATATGCAAACGAAGTTCGTAATGTAGATGCTAGATATACAGACTTTAATAATGACTCTACTATTGAGTATGCAGACATTTCAATTATGACAGAGGTTCTTGAACATCTTGAAGATCCACACGGAGTTGTAAGAGACCTACCATCAAAGTATTTGATTGCATCTAGTCCATATCACGAAACTGATAAAAATTATTACGAATTTCACTTGTGGGCTTGGGATGTTGTAGGGTATAATAATCTACTAGAAGACAACGGATATAAGGTTTTGAAAACAGAACTGATAGATGGATCACAAGTTTTATTAGGAGTTAGAAAATGATGACAGAAGCAAAAGAACGTCAACTACAAATTGCAGACCGTTGTGATAGATGTGCAGCACAAGCATTTGTTATTGTTAAGGGTGTAACTGGAGAACTTTATTTCTGTGGTCATCACTTTACAAAAAATGAAGAAGCATTAGTTAAGTTTGCTTTTGAAATAATTGATGAAAGAGATTTCATTAACGATCACTCTGCTTCTTCCGTATAGCAAAGGTAGAGTTGGGCAGGTGGTGAGCCCCATTGACTGTAAATCAATCGCTTTAGCTGTGTAGGTTCGATTCCTATCTCTACCACAATATAACTAAATATCATTCCCCAATAGCTCAATCGGCAGAGCGTCAAACTGTTAATTTGAATGTTCCTAGTTCAAGTCTAGGTTGGGGAGCAGCAGTATATGTTTGTCAGTTGCATATACTCCCACATGTTAAGTGGCATGGCAAACTGACTTACCCTTCGTAGCTCAATGGATAGAGCACATCGTTTCTACCGATTAGGTTGGGAGTTCGAATCTCTCCGAAGGGACAATGTATAACTAAATAATCAGTCTTTTAACTCTTACTATGCTAGGATAGATATATAGCATTTTAAGGGGAGAAAAAAATGAATATTTATAAGACAATTGTTGCATGTATTATTGCTTTTGCACTAATTTTGTCAACATCAGTTACTGCAAATGCAGAAGAATCTGTTAGAAAAAAGGCTGACTTTAACCAATCTATTAAAAAAGATACATGGGTAACTCTTAAGTTTAAAGGTAATAGCCACCTAAAAGGTAATGGCAATAGGTCACTATTTTGCTACCAATCATCAGTAAAAATGAAAGGCAAAAAGAAACCCAAATACGTTAAGCTAAGACTGGTTAGACC